CAATTCAATTAGGAGAAGTATTAAAATGATAAACGAAAACTTTAAAGTTACTGGTGAAGTAACTATCCAGAAAAACGGCAAAGTAATTAGGGAAATACCTAACACTATTGTTACTGCTGGAAAAAATAACATAGCTGCGTTAATTACTGACGCAGGTAATAAGATGACACACATGGCTGTTGGTACAGGTACTACATCTGTAGCAGCAAACAACACAGCACTAGTAACAGAAACAGATAGAAATGCTTTATCTGTATCTGGTGGTGCACCATCTAATAATACAATTGTACACACTGCGGTTTGGGCTGCTGGTGATGGTACAGGTGCATTGACTGAAGCGGGTTTATTTTCAGCTTCATCTGGTGGAACTATGATGGCTCGTACAGTATTTAGTGCGGTTAATAAGGGTGCTGGTGATATTCTTACAATCACTTGGACAGTTACAATTTCATAAGGGGATAGACAATGCCTGTAATTTATTCAAATAATGCCTCGACTTCTTTAAGTGCAGGCATTAACAATTCAACAACAACAATACCAATTGCTAGTTTTAGTGGTTTTCCAAGTCTAGGTTCTGGAGAATATTTCTTTGCTACAATTGCAAACACAGCAAACACTAAGATAGAAATAGTTAAAGTAACTTCTGGCACTACATCACTTACAGTAACAAGAGCACAAGGTGGCACTTCAGCACAGGCTTTTGACTCTGGTGATAACTTTCAACTTCGTGTAACTGCTGATACATTACTAGCAGCAACACAAACAGATGTTAAGATTACTGGTGGTTCTATAGCAACAGCAGCATTAGCAGATGATGCAGTAACAGTAGCTAAAATGGCAGTTAACTCTGTAGACTCAGACCAGTATGTTGATGGCTCTATTGACCACGTTCATTTAGCTAATAATTGTGTTGATAGTGATAACATTGCAGCAAACTCAGTTGGTACTTCCGAGTTAGTTGATGGTTCAATAGACACAAGTCATATAGCAAGTGCAGTCATTACGCAAGTTAAGATGGCTGCAAACTCAATTGATTCTAACCAGTATGTTGATAGAAGTATTGACGCTGTTCACATAGCAGCTAATAGTATTACGGCTGGTGAACTTGCAGCTAACTCTGTAGGTGTTAGTGAACTTGCTGCTGGAGCGGTAGTTGCTGCAAGTATTCCTAATGACACTTTAAATAGTCAACACTATATTGCTGGAAGTATTGATAGAGAACATCTAGCAGCAGATATTATAGATGGTACTAAAATAGCTGATAATGCACTTGATTCAGAACACTACGCAGCAGACAGTATTGATGCTGAACACTTAGCACCAAATTCAGTAAATACAGATGCTATTGTTGATGGTGCTGTAAGAACTGCACACATTACAAATGGTGAAATAACTACAGCTAAGATAGCAGGTGATGCAATTACCGCAGCTTTGATAGCTGATAATGTTTTAAATAGTGAACACTACGCAGCAGCTAGTATTGACTTAGAACATTTAGCTTCTCAATCAGTAGATGAAGATAATCTTTATGTATCTAATGCTGGTAGTAACGGACAGTTCCTTAGTAAACAATCTGGTAACAACGGTGGTTTAACTTGGGCGACAGTATCGTCAGAAGATTTTATTCCTAATGGTTCTGTAATGTGTTTCTTCCAAGCAGCAGCACCTTCGGGTTGGACAAAGGTTACATCTCAGAACAACAAAGTATTAAGAGTTGTATCTGGAAATGGTGGTGGTGCAGGTGGTACTTGGGCAACAAGTAGTGGAGTAACAACAAATGAAGTTGGGGCACACGTTCACAGTTCCGCAGCCCACACGCATACAGGAGCATCACACGGACACGGTGGCGGTAACATGGCTGCTGCAAACCATACATTAAGTACAGCACAACTTGCTTCTCATACTCACCAATTAATTATTAGAAATAACGCAGGTAGTGGTGGACAACCATGTTTACCTGCACAAGCACAAGGACACAATCAAGGTGGTTCTGAACGAGTCAGTCGTGCAACAGGTGGTGGTAGTGCTCACTCCCACGGAATGTCGGGTAATACAGCAGCAGCAACTCCAGGAGCAGGTGGTTCAACAACCCCAGGCAATTCTGGTTCAGCAAACGCTCACTCACACACAATATCTGCACCACAGTATATTGATGTAATTATTTGTAGTAAGGATGCATAGGAGATAGTATGACAACATTAACGATAATAAGAGAAGATAGTTTTGTATCAGTAGATGCAGTTGGATATAATGGAATAGATTGTACAAGTCTTGCTTCTAATGTTCATGCTGTACAATTTGATGGTTCAAACGGAACAGTTGAATATAATGATGGTACGGCTACTTTAGCTATTACTGCTATTAGTGATTACACAACTATGACAGATTTATGGACAACTGCTAAAAATGCTGAAGCAACAGCAATATCAGAGTCAGAAACAGCACGAGCAGCAGAAATAGCAACACATAGTTGGAATCGTGTACATGGTTCAGCACCTATATATGCTGATATTGGAGAGCAATTAGACCAACAATACCATGATTTATTAAATAGTACAACTACTTGGCGAGATGCTATAGCAGCAGTTAAGGCAGCACATCCAAAACCTTAGTGTATAATATGAGGCATGGCTAATAAAAAAGAATTAGAAGTAGAGTTTACTTGTCCACTTGGAAGCGAGTGTGAAGAAATACGAGATAATAAAATCTACAGATGTATGTGGTACACTAAAGTAGCTGGACTAGATGCTAACACAGGTGATATAGTAGATGATTGGTCTTGTGCTATATCTTGGATGCCTATGTTACAAATTGAAATGTCAGCTACAAATAGAGGTCAATCGGCTGCACTTGAAAGTTTTAGAAATGAAACAGTTAAAGGTCAAACAGAATTTAATAATCTTGTTAACCAAAGTATAGTAAATAAAAAAGCATTAAAGTAATGAAAATTAAAGTGCATACAGAACCCTTTCATTATATTACTATTGAAAATTTGTGGACAAAGAAAGAACGCAAAGAAATGTTTGATGAAATGGTTCATTTTGAAAGTAAAGGTTTATTTTTAGACCCAGAAGATACCGCAACTGCTAAACATGGTGTTACTGGTGAGTCTTTAAAAAAGAATAAAGCTAAATTTTTTGATAATATATATTCAGAAAGAGAGTATTCAAGTGTGTTATCTCATAACAAAAAGTTATTTGATATTTTTGAAGATAAAGAAATTGATAAATCTTGGTATTATAAAAATTTAGAATTTAGTGAATACAGAACTTTAATATCTTATTATGAAGATACTGATTATTATAAATCTCATAGAGATGATGTATTAATAACAGCTTTATCTTATTTCTTTGTTGAACCTAAAAAATTCAAAGGCGGTGAGATAATATTTACTGATTTTAATTTAAGATTTGAAGTAACTAATAACACCACTATTGTATTTCCATCGCACATTATGCACGAAGTATCAGAAATTTCTTTAGATGAGAAAGATAAAGGTAAAGGGCTTGGAAGATTTTGTATGAATCAATTTGTAAGTTGGTATGGCAATAGTTAAAAAAACTGAAGATTATAGTATTTATACTTCTGATTACAAATTTCCAGATGAGATGTGTGATTTAGCTATAAAGATTTTTGAGGATATAAGTAGAACTAATCCTAGTCGAATAGCTAACGATACAACTTATCCTAAAATAACATTAGCTAGAAAAGATAAACAAACATTTTTAGATGAACAAAATCGTTTAAACAATTTTTCTATAGACAATGAAGTATGTAATGAAGATATTTCAGAACATGTAAATGAAGCGTTAAATATTGCTTTGACAGAATATGTAGGAATATTTGAAACTTTATTACTTTGTAATTTAAGAAGTACAAGACAAAAATTGCAAAAAACTTCTGTAGGCGAAGGTTATCATCTTTGGCATTTTGAACAAACAGATTACAGTTCGTCAGATAGAGTTCTTGCTTGGACTATATATTTAAATGATGTAGAAGAAGGTGGTGAAACAGAGTTTTTATACCAGAGTAAAAGAGTTAAAGCAAAAAAAGGTGATATATGTATATTCCCTGCACAATTTAATTACGCACATAGAGGCAACCCACCTTTGTCTGGAGATAAATACATAATAACAGGGTGGTACATACTTACATAAGGAGGTTACATGAAAGTTTTTATTTTTTTAATAGCAATAACAATGGCAGGATGTTCTGTCTTTCCAGATAAAACAGTCATATCAGCTTCTAGTAAAGCTGACAATTTAAGCAATCCTTCAGTAAAAGCAAGTCAAACATTTAAATGGAGCAAAAAACCATGAACGGAATGAAGATGCCTTTGGCACTAATAATGGCTATAGCTGTACAAGCAGGTGGTATGCTTTGGTATGTTAGTAAGATAGACAGTAAAGTAGAAATTATGTATTCAAAGTATGAACAAGCTAATCAAGAAGCTGTTATAGAAAATCAAATAATGATGCGTATTGATTTAGCTAATGTTGTAGAAGGTATGGCAATAGGACATGAACAAATTGAACTACTTACTCAGATGGTTGAAGAGTTACAAACAAAAACTTCAAAGTTAATTAAAGCTAAAAACAATCAAGGCAATGCTATTAAGAAACTAAAGAAACAAATTAAACTAAAACAAGATAAACAAAAGAAAAAGAAAAAGAAAAAGAAGAACAATGACTCGGCATGACTAAGGGTCTAGCTATACTTATTGGTTGTGTTGTACTTGCTTTTTTAGTAACTATATGGATAGGTGCTAATGCTCTAAGGTGTACACCACCTTGTATTTAAATGACAGAGGTAGAAAGAAGCACACAAAGATGGCGTTGGACAGCATTAGTTTTATATTTAGTAATTTGTTTTTATGATTTTTTGTTTGTACCAGTTTGGTATGGAATTAATAGACCAGATATTAGTGCGTTTATGGAAGTTATAAATGCTACAAGTGAGCCAATGGTGCAAATGGAACTTATGAAAAAGTTAACTGGACAACATAGTCCGTTTACTTTAATGGGAGGTGGATTGTTTCACCTAGCTTTTGGTGCTATCTTAACTGGTAGTGCAGTAGGTTTAAATAAATAAGGATATTTATGGCATACGGAAAAGGGTACGGAAAGAAACCAAAACCACCTAAAAAAAGATAGTGGCTAAAGATAATAGATTAACAAAGAATGGTTTATCTGGTTTTAATAAACCAAAAAGAACTCCAAGTCATGCTACTAAAAGCCATGTTGTTTTAGCTAAAGATGGCAGCACAACAAAACTTATTAGATTTGGACAACAAGGTGTTACTGGTGATAGGACTAATACAGCAAGGTCAAGGTCTTTTAAAGCTAGACATGGTAAAAATATTGGAAATAAATTAAGTGGTGCTTATTGGTCTAACAAGGTTAAATGGTAATGGCAAAAGGATTATACGCAAACATAAACGCAAGAAAAAAAGCTGGTACAAGTAGAACTAAAAAAAAATCTACTATATCTAAAAAAGCATATTCCAATATGAAAAAAGGTTTCCCTAAAAAAAAGAGGTAATTAATGGAAGATAAACTAACTAGAGTAGAATTGCAATTAGATAAACATTCTATACAAATAGCTAAGTTGTTTAGTAAGATTGATGACACTAATGGGTGCATACAAAAAATTAATAACTCTTTGCTACAAATAAAATATGGTGTTTACGGTGCGTTAGGTTGGTTTGTTATTTCACAAATTGGAATTATAGAGGCATTAAGGTTAACATGATAGGATATGTAATAAATTTAGCACCAATGGAATCTTATTTTCTTTTAATGATGTTATCGTGATAGGATTTATAACAAATATAGCACCTATAATGTTAGGATTTATAGGAAAGTTATTAGCATTAAAGAGTCAAGCAGCAGCAGAAAATCAAAAGCTAATGATAACTTCTTTACAAGTGCGTAACGATTCTATTAATCAAGCAAGAGATAGGGCAGATAAAGAAAGCCCTATGGCTGCACTTAATCGAAGAGTTATTATATTTGTAATACTTGCCTTAGTTATATTTACACAGGTAGCACCTGTATTTTTAGATGTACCTACAGTTATACCCACAGTAATAGAAGGGGCAAGTTTCTTAGGATTGCAATTAACCCCAGATGTGGTAGAATATGTTACTGTAGAAGGGATGTTAAAGTTTGATGAAATATTTAAATGGGCAACAATGATAATCGAATTCTACTTTGGAGCACAACTAGCAAAAGGTAGGTAAAAATGAGAAGGGCAATTGTTATACCCGACCAGCACTTTCCGATACATGATGAAAAGGCAGTCAAAGTAGTATTAGAAGCGATAGATTTTATTAAACCAGACATATTTATTAATCTGGGTGATGTTGGAGAGTGGGGTTCTGTGTCTGGACACAAGTACAAACGCAGAAAAAGACCGCCACTAGAGTACCAACTACCAGAAATAGATGCAGAAATCAAGGCAGTTAACAAACAGATAGATAGGTTTGACAAAGCCTTAGACAAAGTTAAATGTAATACTAGGCATATATTAGCAGGTAATCATGACGAATGGCTTGACGCATTTGTAGAAGAGAATCCTTATTTAGACCAATACACATTTAGAAATGCTTGTAAGTGGGATGATAGAGGATATGAATACCGCAAGTATAATGAAGTATTAACCATTGGTAAGTTATCTTTTGTACATGGTGCTTATACAGGTGGTAATCATGCAAAGAAACATTTAGATGCTTACGGAACAAATTTAATGTACGGGCATGTACATGATGTGGCACGACACTCTGCTACTAGATTGTTAGATGGTAACATAAGTTCTTGGGCAATGGGTTGCCTTAAAGATATGTCAGCAGAAAACAACACATGGCTTAAAGGTAGACTACATAATTGGAATCATGCTTTTGGAATTGTAACTTTTTTTGATAATGGAAATTTTCAAGTAGAAGTTGTAGACATTGTAAAAGGAAAAGCCTCAGTATGGGGAACAATAATTAAAGGATAGCTTATGACATATAGAGAGTTAATAAATCAAGTATTAATTAGACTAAGAGAGGACACTATACCTACCAATTGGTCTGGTAATATTAATGATACAACTGTAGTATCAGCATATCATAAGGTAATTGGCTCTTTAATTAACGATTCTAAGAGGGCTTGTGAAGAAAGACATGACTGGCTTAACCTTAGAGAGTCAGTTACTTTCAATTCTGTTGTTGGTACAAAAAATTACAACTTAAACTCGGGTCAAGAGTTTAAAATTATAGACGCTATAAACAACGATACAGGTCATCATTTACATCAAGTAAGCAAAGTGTACATTAACACAGTAAAG